AGATAGTCTTAGAAACGATCTACAGGCTTATCAGTACAATAATGCTACAAATTAAGCCAACCAGGGCGAATCTCATTATTTCTTCGTGTTTCATATTATTTTTTACAGTTCTTTATAATGCTCAATTAATTTGTTGAGATACCAAGCGGCTTTCTCTAAGTCCTGGATATTTTCTTCTTTGTCTTTGTAACGATAAAAGTATTTCCAAATGTTGCCTTCTAAGTAAGATGGAAAATTATTTGCACCAACGCGATCTTTTATTAAGTCGATACATTCTATTGCACCCTGATAGTGTGCTGGTTTATTAACCATATCTTTTTCCCCTTTCATTGCAGCATCCCATTCTTCTTTTGTTGCGTTATCTATAGACATTCTTGCTCCTTAATTATCTTTAAATATTAAATGTAAAATTTCGTGAATCTTTTTACAAAGAAAATTTCTAAATTAAATTCACAATATTCTTCTCGTTCACTTGCTTTATTAAAAAAGCATGGGTTAGAATAACACAATCGTGAACAATGAGTAAAATTTATGAATAATAAAGTTTGGCTAACACAAGAAGAGTTAGCAGAGAGATGGAGAAAGTCTCCAAGAACATTGGCAAATTATCGGGCGCAAGGCAAAGGCCCAACCTATTCTAAAATGGGTGGCAAAGTTCTTTATGATCTTCAGGTCATAGAGCAGGAAGAAAATAAATCAGTTATCGAACCAGTCGCAAGTTAATTGGTTAATGCAAGGTCGAAAGGCCGAAGAGGAGAGCTTGAGTGCATACAGCAAATAGAACAACTGTTGGGAATCAAATTGGAAGTTAATTACAGTCAATCGTTTGGCGGTGGACATGATTTACTTGGTTGTCCTGGTTACGCAATAGAAGTTAAAAGACGTAAAGCAGTATCACAAGCGGATCTAAAAAACTGGTGGGATCAATCAGTTAAACAAGCACTTAAAGTTAATCTGTTACCTTGTCTTTGGTTTAGAGCTGACAGGTCAGATTGGAAAGTAGCCATACCAGATGTCTACGCACATAAAAACAATTTATTTCCCATAGAAGATTTCAACATAGCATCGGTTATGTCAACGGAACTATGGGCTGCAATAATGAGAGAGGAGTACAACATTGGCACACGCGAAGTTAGCACCGAGTAGTATAAGCAGAGTTATTAGATGTCCAGGTTCAGCGATACCTAATGCTGAAGCACCTAATACATCATCTTTACCTGCTGCAAGAGGTACTGCAATCCATGAGATGTGTGAGCAATTACTAAAGGACAGGTTAGATAATATTACTCTTTCTGATTATTGGTTAGGCAAAACAGTAGAGCTAGAAGGTTTTGCCATAGAGATAGGTTTAGAAGAAATTATGATAGCTGAAACTTACGTCAACTATATCAGGCAAAGAACCGAAGAACTTAATGGCAAACTCTTAATAGAAGAGAAGCTCTACATGAATGAAATCAGCGATGACTGTTGGGGTACAAGTGATGCAGTTATTTTAGGTGAAGGCAATCGCATGGTAGTTGCTGATCTAAAGTCTGGTAACTTTCCAGTTGATGTAAATTTTAACGAACAATTGATGACATATAGTTTGGGCGCACTAGCTCGGTGGGGAAATGAAAATACAGTCATAGAAATGACGATTATCCAACCAAGCAAAAAATCTTTTCATAAAGATGGGCCTATTAGAAGTTTTGATATTCAAGCTGTCGATCTAGTAGATTGGGGTTTTAATATCTTAAAGCCAGCGTGTGAGGAAGCATTGGGTGAGAGTCCAACCTATAACGCTGGAGATTGGTGTCGGTTTTGTGCTTACAAACCTGACTGTGTAACATTTCAAAATAACCTGGAGGTTAAACAATGAAAGAAGAAGAGAAAGCGTTATTGTCATTTACTGACAATGACGGAAACAACAGAGAGGTCTTTGAGAAAGATCTAAATGATAGGGTTCAGCCTTTGGTGGAAGAAATCCAACAGGATTTAAAAGCCGAGCAAGAACTTACTCCAACATTTAACGAGGCAACTAAAGTTTTGCATCATATGCAATCTGTTCGTAAGAACATTAGCAATACGTTAGAGAAAATTGAGGCAGAACTACCGCCTTACAAAAAGCCAGTAAAGATACATGGAGCTGACGAGGTGAAAAAATGAGTCTAGCTGCAATACAAAAGAAAGCGAAAGCGAAACCAAGCATTGTAATTATCTATGGCCCATCAGGTCTTGGTAAAACTACACTTGCTGTTGGCTCTAAAGATCCAATAGTTTTGCAAACTGAAGAAGGTCTTGGAATCCTAACTAAGAACCGAGACATAGCTCACTTTCCATTAGCGAAAGATTACGATACTTTTATTGGTTATCTTAAATCATTGGTTGATGAGAAAGAGTTACCATATTCATCATTGGTTGTAGACAGTCTTGATTGGTTAGAACCAATTATTTTTGCTAAAACTTGTGAAGCGCATAATCAAAAATCTATTGAGTCGTTTGGTTATGGTCGTGGTTATGTAGAGGCGGTTAAGTATTGGAGAGAGTTTCTTGACCTGGTGAATAGATTAAGAAATGAACACAGCATGAGAATATGTTTGATTGCACACAATCAGATTAAAACATTCCATGATCCATCTACTGAAAGTTATGATCGCCATGAACTAAAACTTAATAAACACGCATCAGCTTTGGTTCTTGAAGCTAGTGATATGTGCTTGTTCCTTAATTACAAAAAAGGAACTGTTAAGGTTCAGGGTAATAAAGGATTAACAAGCAAAACTGTTCAGTCAGGCAGAGTTTTAGTTACGACTGAATCACCTGCTGCGGTTGCCAAAAACAGATATGGATTACCAGAAGAAATACCAGTCGTTGAAGAGGGCGATGACTTTATTGTCAGAGCTGAAAAGACTTGGGCCGAGATTGGTAAGCTAATCAATAAATCCTAATGGCAAAGTTATCGCATGACAATGCTCTCTACTACATGAAGAGGGCAAAAGTTTTGTTGGATCATGTTGAACAGGAGAATGGGGAGAACGATCATATACTACCCCAAGGTGGCAACAAGGAGTTAATAGAAATTATTAAAGACTTGTTACTTTTGATTGATCGTACAGGCGACTTTGAAGAGTACGATCTCGGATAAGTTTTTTTTAGTGTTAATTTTTTACGGAGGTAATTATGGTTGATTTAACACAATATAATGGCGGTGAGGCGTTTGATACTGCAAATGCAAATGGGAGTGGCGGAAGTTCTTTAGAACCAGGTCGCTACACTTTGCATTATGCTGGTTCAGATATGATAGAGGGAAAGAACAACTGGAAAGCGTTAAAGATGCTTTTTGAAGTTGACGGAACGACTATCAATGTCAGCAACACTTTTACTATGGGATCTGATAATCCTAAAGCAGTAGACATAGGGCAAAACTCTTTGATGCTGTTTATGAACGCAGTAGGATTAAACTCAATGAAAAATACTGACCAGCTTGTAGGCAAGTCAGTATCAGCAGAGTTAGTTAGAGCTGAGTCTGGTTATTTAGAAATCAAAGAAGATTTCGGTAAAACTTGGCAAGAAGTAGGCAAAGCTAAGTCTGAGCCAAAGGCAGAAGAAAAAGCTGATGATACAGATCACAGCGAGAACATCCCCTTCTAGTCATGACCTTAAATATCGGAGGCCCAGTCTTTGTGGTTATTGCAGAGGCTTGGCTTCCCCGATGTTTGTCATGGTTGGTAATAAGATGTTTGGGGGGTGTTCACTAGATCACCTGGATAAAATTAAACGAGGAGAAAAGATGCAAGAGATAAAAAATTTTGCGCAAGTTTCTGAGGAAGGACTTGATTACGCTTTGGGGAAAAGCAAAGACATTTATTTAGATACAAAAAAAGAAACGGGATCATTTGAATTACATAAGTGGTCAAAAGAACAGAGGTTGGCGTTTGTCCATTCTCTTGTACGCTCTTATCTGAATCACCAGCACTCTGTGGCTGAAACAGGTTTGAGTGTCGATGACTGATCTAACACAGTTTTTTGGAGAAGAGGGCCTAGCGATAGATCCTAACTTTGCTTTTGCCAATAAGGGTAAAAGTATTCAAGACTTAATGAACGAGATGCAGACGCATGGTTTGTTGGTTGATTATATAGACATGAGTGGTGAGTTAGTGCGCTGCAAGGTAGGAGCAGTAGCAAACTGTAGACCTGATAAAGTAGGCGAGGCATCTGGGTATTATGTTTTCAATCAGATTGACCACGAAAAATTTGTTTGCGTCTTTGGTAATTGGCGCAGTTCTTTTGAGGGGAAGTTCCTTAGTTACTCAGCCAATGATTTAACACCTGTAGAAAAGCAAGACTTACAACGTAAGTTGGAAGAGGCTAATCGCAGGAGACAAGAAGCTAAAGAAAAGCAACAAGAAGAAGTTGCTGTATACGCAAAAGAAAAGTTTGAGTTGGCTGAAGATGTGGTTCAACATAAGTATCTGGATTTAAAAAGTGTTAAAAGTTATGGTCTAAAACAAGTAAATGGCAATCTACTTGTCGGTGTGTATTCTATCACCAAAAATGATAATGGAACATTAGCAAAAGAGATAAAGTCGCTCCAATATATCTATCCGAATGGAGAAAAGAAATTTGTTGGTGGTGGTGCTGTTAGAGGCAATATTAATCTTATTGGTTGTGATGTTTATGATTTATTGCATTTACCTAATTTAATTGTTTGTGAGGGGTACGCAACAGGAGCTTCGATATACGAAGCTACAGGTGTTCCTTGCATGATAGTATTTAGTGCCAATTTCTGTTTAACAGCGTGTACGAGACTGCGTGATATAACAGGTCATACTTCAACGAAGCTAATTTTAGCGTTAGACAATGATAAAAACCAAGTCGGCAATACTAAGGCCAATGAAGTTGCGACAGCAGTTTTAAATTGTGTAACCAGACTGCCAAGCATTATTGGTGATTACAATGATTTAGCAAGA